ATTTTCAGCTATTTCCTCTTGTTGTGCCTTTAATAATTCAAGTTTTGCAATTCTTAATTTATATTTTGATTCAATTTCGGCATAATCTAAATCGATACGGTCTTTTTGATTTTTTAAGCCATTTGTGTTTTCAGTATTTAACTCTTTTGTAGTTTTTAATAATGCACGAATAAAACCGTCTTGTTCAGCAATAAGTTCGTTAGCTTTTATAATATATTCGTTTTGAGTTTGCCCTGAATATTTTTTGCCTGTTTGCTCTTCTGAAAGCCTTATAAACTCCCTTAATGTTTTATTGCTTTTATCTGTTTTGCTTCTCTGCACCAATAATGCATCTGTTTGTAATTTTTCTCTTTTCTCGTAAAGTTCTTTTAATTTTTCATTTGAAAATTTCTCTTGTTCTAACATAGTACCTTTGGACGCTTTTACAATTCTCATCTCTTCTTCTGCAGTTTGTCCTATATTTTGCAAATATTCACGTCTTAATTGCGCTTCTGACTTTAAAGCATCTGAAAAAGCATTTAATTTTGAAGTCCAACCTTCAAGTACAATGTTGAAAAAATCAGCAACCGCCCCGCCAGCTTCTGTTTGCGAAATAACATCGATAAGTTCTATAAATGCGTTTTTTGCTCTTGTTAACGAAGCCGTTAATGTATCCACAGATTTTTTATCTAAAATACCGTACATTTTTTCAAGTTCTACAACCATACCAGGTAAAATCTCCGCAGAAAGTATTTTACCATCTTTCATTAACTTCAAAAAAGATGCTTCGGTAACTTTTAATTCAGGATGTAGTTTTTGGTAAGCTCTAGTCATGGCTTGAACTGCTCCTGGCAATGCTTCCGCTAATTGTCCTCTTAATTCCTCAGCTTGAACCGTTCCTTTAGACATCATTTGGTTCAATGCTAAAAATGCTCGCTCTTGTTGCTGTACTGACAACCCCATAAATCCAGCACTTTTAGAAATAGAGGCAAAGACTTTTTCTATTTCAGGACGCTCTAATTTACCTTTTGCATTAACATAAAATTGAGAATATAATTTATTTAGAGTTTGAATATCTCCACCGTAATCTTGTGCAATTTCTCTTAAAAATCTTTGCGCTCTTAAAAATTCATAAGCCGAACCAGTAACATTTCTTAATGCTAGGTTTTGGCTTTCCATTTGTTTAGTAACCCCAAAAGTGTAAAAAGCTAAATCTTTCAACATAAATAACAACCCTGTCCACCCTAACGCATACGCTAAATCTTTAACAAAACCAACGCTTCTTTCGTTTGTTCTATTCCACTTACCGACTGCTTTATCAGCTTTTAAAACCTCTGATTGTAATTCTTGAAATCTATTTTTGGCTTCTTTTAATTCTTTATTATATTGTCTTTGTGTTTGTTCGGCTGTTTTACCTCTTACAATTATATTTTGATAATTATCACTAGCTCTTTTTACCTTTTCAGATAATTCAGCGTAAGAACCTGCAACCGATTTTAATACCGATTTTTGAGAATTTAAAGCTATTGTGTTTTGGTCTGTTGACGATGTTATTTTGGCTTGCGTTCTATCAAGTTCTTTTTGAACCCTAATCCGTTCTTTTTCTAAAGCAGTTAATCCACTAATTGAACCTTTTTGATTATTTTGTTTTTCAATTAGTTTTCCTATTTGGTTTTGCAACCCAATTATAACCTTTTCTTGCGCCTTATACTGCTCCGTTAATGACTTAATAGCACTATCAGACCCGCTTGGCGTTGCAATACCTTTCATTTTAGTACCTACTTTATCAACGTTACTAATCATTGTTACAATTTCAGCGTTTGCAGTTTGTAAGTCTTTTAATGCACTTGGACTAAGTATTTCTATAAATTCACTCATTTCTTTGTTTTTTGTTGTTCAACAATTCTTTTAGCTTGTTTTTCCAAAGTAACGTAAACTGCTAAAGTCATATCTTCTTTTAATAATGAGTTATTTGGTAAAACGTTGCTTAATGCGCCAATACTATCGTAATAATCAAAATCTTTGCCTTTTGACTTTTTAATCATTTCATCAAATTCAATCTGTGCAAAGTTTAAATCATTATTTATAATTCCTATTTCAATGGTTAAAACACGTTCTACTTCTTCAATAAAAGGAACTTCTTTATTAATTTCAATTCCGTAGCCTTGTTTCATTGCGTCAATAAAATCTAAACGCATTTTTTCAGTTGTTTTATTGTAAAAATAAAAATGTATTGTTTGCTTTAAAGTTGCTATTTTATATTTGTAAAACGCTATATCTTTTGTAAGTTCTAAATATCTTTTCGCCTCGTGATTATCAGATTTTATAAAAAACTCATCGTAAATATCAACAAAAATTTGCTCCAAACCCTTTTCTCGTGGTTTTGGCTTTAATAACTGAAAGTTCTTTGATTGTAAGACTTCAAAAAAAGTCTTGGCTGGAATGTTTGATATGTTGTTGTATTTAGGCAATTTTATATTTTCTTTTAATTTGTTCGGTTAATACCAATCTGTATATTTCGTTTTGTCTATTGTTAAACCATTCTTGATTTATTCCTAAAATATCCAATCCGTACTTCCCTATTAGGTTATCGGTTTTATTATCTGTGCTATCAAAAATAAATAATCTTGGATAAGTTGACTTTAAAAACAATTTAGACGAAAAAGAACCAGTATAAATTAAATCGACGTTACCAAAACCAGCTAATGCATTCATTTGATTTTTCTCGTTAGCATATTCGCCATTTTGATAGCCTCCTATTCGCTTTTCATTTGGTCGCAAACCTCTTTCAAATTCTTTAATCTTTTGCTGTTTTAATCTTTCTTTGTCGCTTAATACTATTTCTTTCACTAACGATTCCATCGTTGATTTGTTCAGTATCGGTTGCAACCTCGTCTGATATTGTTTTGCTGATATTCCCATTTTTTCCGCAATCTAAACATTTACATTCTTTAGTGATTTTCGGATTTTTTATAAATTCATCTATCAAAGTTTCATCCGTTTGATTAGTATATTTAAAAATCCACTCTTTTTTCTGCTCTTTGCAAAGTTTCAACCATTGTTCAGCATCACTTCCAAAAATATGTTTTCCGAATATTTCCATAATATTTTTTTTTAATAAATAAAGGCAACCAAATTTAATTGATTGCCTTACATCCTTGTTTTATAAAATTACTTATCGCAAATATAATTAATTATTTATGATAAATTTGATTTATTAAAACTTTTTAAGCAACTGGCGTAATCGCTGGCGTTACCCCTTTGTAATATCTTGAGCCAATTTTAGCACAAGCTACTGAATTAACCGAATCATACAGTTGAACTACTACACTTTGTGAAGTTGTTAGCGTTGTTGTTGGCGTAAAACTCCACTCACCGCTAATCGCATCATAAGACAAAGATAATGCTGTAATTGTATCAGCAACTCCATTAATAGTGCATCTTAGATTAGCAATAGAAATGCCACCTAAATTAGTCGCTCTATTCATATCAAAACTAGCTTTAAAGTAAACTTTAGCGTTTGATACATCTGCTCTACCAGTCATGTAAATATCTGTAATAGGGTTTACATCGGTGTTAATATCAAAGTCTAATGAACTTCTATCTAAAACCGCTACATCTCTATTAAATTGCGTTTCGTTAATCAATTGAATAGTAGTTGATACACTTGCAGAAGTATTACCATCTGTAAACATATAAGTACCACTATTTAACATTCCTAAGTCAAAACCACTAAAAGTAGTTCCGTTAGTTGCTCCAGCAATAGCACCAGTAGAAAACACAAATAAAATATCAAATGCTTGTTGACTATTATAAGTATTTAAAGCGTTTGCAAACTTCCAGCCCCCTTTTAAGAATTTAAAAGTAAATTGTGGCAATCCATTACGAACTACTGACATAACGCCACCTTGATACTCTTCTGTTGTAGCTTCTGGTGTGTTGTTTGTTACTTCAACTGCTCCTAAAATCGGTACAAAGTTACCTAATTGTATTTGCTCATTTACGTAGTCTTTATCGAATACGTCTGTTAGCAAGTTAATACTCCAACCCTTAGGCACAAGTATTTTACCAGTCAACCTACCTTCTTGTAAGATACAATCAGGTAAACCTAAATTTTTACGTGTTGTAACACAATCTTTTTGATTTATTAATATCATTTTTTTTATTTTTTAATTAGTTAATACAATTTGCTTTTATTCTTAATTTAAAATCAACTGCTAAACAATCGATTAAGTCAATACTTACACTCTTTTCCTTGTTTGGATTAGAGTTGCTTAATTTCTCGGCAGGTTCAACACCATAATTTGGTATAGCTCTTAGTTTAAATCTATCAGCGAACCCGCCCATAATTTCAACGTGTCCGTTTGTGATTAATTTACTTTGAACAACTTTCCAAACTGGCTCTAAAACCCCCTCGTAACTATTCTGTGTACGCCAGTCGTTCAATCGCTCTAACTGTGTGTCTTGCATAATTACCAATCTTGCGTTTGTTTCATACCAGCCATCAAACTCGGTGTATTCATTTAAAACATACCAAATTAAAGGATAGTTTACAAGGTTTTTGCGTTGTTCAATCCACGATATTAACTCTTTTTGGTCACCATACCAAAACTGAATTTTAGTGTTCGGGTTTAATGCTCCTAAAAAAGTACAATCGGCAACCGCACCTGTAAACAATCTTTTTAAAGCGTTTGCAATTATCATAATCCTAATGAATTAGAGTTGCTAATATCTTCAAATCTGTATAATTCCGCATCAGGATAGTCTTCTTTTTTATCTTCCAAAAACTGAATAAGACTTACATAGTTGCTTTCACGTGCCGAATAGTAATCGTAAAAAGATACACCATTAACATTTTGTTTAATTGGCTTGTAAGAAAACAAAGAACCTTGATATAAAGAAGTAAATTTATTCCAAACATCAACTTGACTACTTGTAGGGTTTACATTTTCAGCGTTTTTCATCTGAATTTGTAAATTACTAGAATATGAATCGTTTAACCAATTCCAATAAGTGAAATATGCTAAAACAGAAGTGTTAAAACTTCCCTCTTGAAATAACAACCCTTTCCACTTCTTATTATCGTAAACACAACCATAAACAAGGTTTACCCACTTTTCGTCTGCATCTTCGTTTAGAACTCCGTTTGTAATTTGGCTGTCTAATTCATCAAACAACTCAAACCCTAAACAATGCTGTAATAACAAGCGAGGTTTTTCATCTGCGTACAAATGAAGTAACTCTAAATTGCCACTTTGTGAAGATGACAAATTAGGAATTGACAACTCTCTTACAAAATTAACCTCGCTTATTAAATACATTTTTATTTAGTTTTTTCTTTATCTTTTACAAATAAATTCTCTTCGTCTCCAGCTTTCAAAACAGTAACATCGTTAATTTCTACTTTGTCGCCTTTTTTGTAATCGCCCCAATTTTTAGCTAAAACTTTGACTGCCATATTATGCTGGTTTAGTTATTGCGGTTTTGATAGTTGCAATATCATCGTAAATAAACGCTTGTTCATCTAATTTCTTAACGAATGAGTGAAATCTACTTTCTCCTAAAATAACGAATTGATTTTTAATAAAATCATCGTTTACATAACCAACTCTAACTGTGTATCCCATATAGTTAGTAGTATTGTATTTGCTCATATCAGCAACAAATATTTTACCTGCCGGGATTGATTCATCAGCCCAAATAGTAACACCGCCAATTTGCACCATATTGAATAAAGTAGCTGTCGGGTATAATGGTCTGCCATCTGCGTCTTTTGCACTAACTAAATTAATGAAAAAATCATTTGGACTAACTCCCACGAAATTAGCTAAATATGGAATTTCGTCTTCGTAATTGTGAGTAGTTGCAATATCTGTAATCGCTGCATTAATCACATCCATAAAATTCGGTTTTTCTACTTTTAATGCTAATGCACCTGCAGAAAAAACACGTCCGTAAGTAGTTGCTCCTTTTGGTTCATCTCCTATACCTGTACCGAATAAAATAGCTTTTGATTTTTTAAGGTTGTGTTTCTTTTGTAAGAAATCACGAGCCACGCTTTCCAATCCTACAACGTCTTGCACGCTTTCCATTGTTAAACGCATCCACGCTGCAATCTTTTTAGGATTAGCATAATTTGTTTCCCAAGTGAAATCAATTTGAGGTTTTAAAGCTCCCTCTGCAACAAATCCGTAATCTCCATCTTTTGGTTTTGCTTCCGTATAAGGATATGAAGCAACAGACGTGTTTAAATTTGTTGTGTATGGCAAAATACCAATTTCACGTAAATTAATATTCGTCAAAGGTGCTTGTTGCGTTCCGTTAATGGCTAACGGTACTGCATTTGTTCCTGTTGTAGTTGTAATATTACCAACTGCTTTTAATTGAATTTCTACAACTCCGTTTTGATTTTTAGCAATTTCTTTAATGCGTTCGTGATTTTCCTCCAACGCTTTCAACAATTGATTTTCCATAGAAACACCTTGTCCGAAATCTTTTAACTGATTTGCAATTTCATCGTTAATACCCTCTTTTGCTTTTTCTAATTGAGCTTTAACTTGTGCATCAATAACGGCTTTTGTTTGAGCTTCGTTATGTGCGTCTAATTCTGTTTTGTAAGCGTCAACCTGTTCTGGTGTCATCGCTTCTAATTCTGCGCTTGTTTTTTTAATAAACATTTTGTAAAATTTTATATTATACTTAATTTTCTTTTTGCAACTTTGTTGCTGGCTTTATTTTCTTGAGTGTCTTTCAACGGCTCTTCATTTGAAGAAGTGATTATATCGGCTTCTTTATTTTCGTTTATTAGTCCTGTTGCTGGATTACTTCCAAACATTACTAAACTGCTTTCTTGTACGTTTTTTGCTTCTTTGATTACCCAAAAATAAGATAGGGTTTCAAAATCTTCTTTGTTTGCTATTTCTGAATAATACTTATCAAAGTTTTCTTTTTCTTTTGCGTTTTCTTTTAAGTTTGAGTCCATCGCTAAATCAATCTTAACATATTGCATTCTCACACTCGCTTCAAAAGAATAACCACTTTCTAATAATTCCTTTGCTTCTTTATTTCTAATTTTATCTTTGTGAACTTTATACACTAAAACATAAGTATTGCCCTCATAATTTTTACCAATTAATGAAAACGGAATATCAAGTGTAATCATTTCAATGTCCTCTTTCATTGCAATAATTTCAGAACGTTTTAATTGGTGGTCAAAAACCAAATAAGTCTTTTTTTGCTGTTCTTTAACGGTTTTATCCCAATTGCCTTTCACGTGCATATCTCCGTGGCTATCTAAAATATTCGAGCTATTCACTGCAAAATAATAGAAATCTTTATCTATATTCAGTTCTTTGTTTGTTTCTATTGCTTTATGTATAGCTTCTTGATTTGAAGTAATTGCTATTCCTTTGTCAATAGATTTTAAAATATTTGATGTTTTTTCTTTGATAATAAGTTCTTTGTTCGCTAATAATTCAGCAAACATTACTTCTTTGTCTTCAAAGTTTTTATTAAGTTCTTTACAAAATATCATTTTTTTACAACTTTATTAGTTAGTAATATTTCTTTTCTTTTTTCCAATGCTTCTTTCAATTCCTTACTAATTTCAGGGTGTGAAAGTTGTTTGTTAATTTCATCAATACTCATAAATCTGTTTTAGTTTATCGGTTATGATTTTGGAATCCGCTCCAAGTTCTTGAGCTATTTTTAAACTTTCTAATTCTATTTTTCTGTTATTGATTTTATCTACTTCAAAGACTGAATTAAAAGGCAAATGTTTGAAGTGTCCTCTTAAATCTTGCTCATCTAAAATTAGCTCGATTGTATCCGTGAACTGCTGTACTTTTGGCATTTGAGTATAATTGATAAAACGCCCTAAACTTTTCTCTTGATTTTCATACGTACTTCCCTTTGATAGAATATCAATTACATCTTTTGGAATATCGTACATATTAGCAATTTTAATCAAATCACTTTCATAAGCATCATCTAATTCTAATTGTGCTAAATTAGATACCATCTGTTGCATATCAACTTTTGATTTAGTGGCATTAACTTTTCGTCCGTGTTCTAATGATTTTTCAATACT